CAGGGAAACACAGGAGCAGCAAGTACTGTCCCAGGACCGCAAGGAAACCCTGGCGTTAAGGGTGACACAGGTTTGCAAGGACCTAAAGGTGACACAGGTGAACAGGGTCCACAAGGTATACAAGGCTTGCAAGGATTACAAGGTATTCAAGGCGTTAAGGGCGATACAGGAACAGCATTAACAATTCTTGGAAACTATGCAACGCCAGCCGCATTTACTTCAGCTAATTTAGTTGGAGCCGCAGGCGATGCTTGGTTAATTCTTTCAACTGGTGTACTTATGGTTTGGGATACAGTAACAAGTTCATGGTTTGATGCAGGAGCTCTTCAAGGCCCAGTAGGACCAGCAGGAACAACAGGTCCACAAGGTTTGCAGGGAATACAAGGACTTAAGGGCGACAAAGGCGATCAAGGTGAGCAGGGGCCAGTTGGTCCACAAGGTAACACAGGATTGCAAGGCCTACAAGGAATTCAAGGCATACAAGGTTTACAAGGTTTGCAAGGCCTTAAAGGTGATCAAGGTATTGAAGGGTCTAAAGCAACTTTCTCTATTACATCTGCAACACCTCCCGCAACACCAGTAAATGGACAAGCGTGGTTTAATTCAGACAACGGAAGAAGTTATACATACTACGACTCTTACTGGGTAGAAACTGGATCTTCATTGTCTGGCCCACAAGGACCTAAAGGCGATACAGGAGATCAGGGAATTCAAGGCCCGCAAGGAGTTGCTATAAATCTTAAAGCATCTTCTTTAACTGTTGCAGCATTGCCTTCAACAGGAAATATTGTGAACGATGCAAGAATTGTAGAAGCAGATGGAGATCTATATATCTGGAACGGTACATCTTGGACTTCAGCAGGACAGATTGTTGGGCCACAAGGACCACAAGGAGTTCAAGGACCAAAAGGTGACACTGGAGATCAAGGCATTCAGGGGATTCAAGGCCTTAAAGGCGACAAGGGTGATACAGGAGAGCAGGGTCCACAGGGAATACAAGGTCCTACTGGTTTAACTGGCAATACTGGCCCACAGGGCGCACAAGGTATTCAAGGTATTAAAGGTGACACTGGAGAAGTAGGGCCAGCGGGTACAAGCCAGTATTTAAGTAAATTAGGAAACAATAATATCTCATTAACACCTGCAGTGCCAAATACAAGCATGACTTTGGTTACAACAGGTACTCAAAACTTAGCTTTAATGTCATCGCTATCTAGAGTAAGCACTGGATCCAATAACATTGCAATGGGAGTTCTTGCTGGGTTTGCAATAGAAACTGGTTCCAATAACATAGCAATCGGTAATACAGCAATGTCTGGAATTGCAGAAGATGTTCCATATGACAAATCTGGTAATTACAACATAGGTATAGGTCCTGGTACATTAGATCTTGTTCATGGATCCTTTAACACAGCAATAGGAAGAGCAGCAGGAAATTCATTAACTACTGGAGATAATAATATTATTTTGGGCAACTTGTCAAACCCATCATCAGCAACAGTTTCAAATGAGATAACACTTGGCAATGACACCATAGACAGATTTAGAATTCCAGGACTAGGAATAGACTGGACATCTTCTACAAAACCAGGATCTCCTTCAGGTTATACAAAAATAGGTACTGTTACTTCAAATTCTGGCACCACTGTTTCCTTTACTGGGCTAAGCGGTTATAATAAATATTTACTAGTGTGGAGCGGAGTTTATTCAGGCAGTGCTTTTACTATCCCTATTATAAGATTAAATAATGCCTCAACTAACCATGAGTTTATATACTCTGTTGCATATAATAGCTCTTCAATACCAGCATTAACAAATTGGTCGTTCAAAGGAACAAATGCTGGAAGCGTTGGAAATGTTTTAGGAACACCAAATGCTTCAGGATATGTTTACATAGATGGTGCAAATACAACATCTGGGATATCATTTTATGGATCTTCTGGTGGAAAGTGGTCAGATGCAAACAGTTCTGGAATGGGTACATTTGCAGGAGTTTATACGGGATCCGCAAAGGTTACTTCAATAGTTGCCGCTACAAATGATGGAGCATCTTATTCAAGTGGAACTTGGGTTTTGTGGGGAGCACAATAATGAGCGATATTATAGAATTTAATTACGAGACTGGTGAAACAACAATGCGTGATTATACAGAGGCAGAGATATCAGTAAATGAAGAAGTTTCTATTCAGGTAGATGAAATTCTTTCACAGATTCCAGTTGCCGACCAGTCTGTTGTTGACAACTTGCAGTCTGCTATAGATAAGCTAACATCTTTAGGCTTAACAGAAGCCGAAGCAAAAGCAATAGCTGGAATAAGGGAGATATAATGGCAATCGATTTTCCAAATAGCCCATCGTTGAATCAATTATTCACCGCTGGTGGAAGCACATGGATTTGGGATGGTATTGCATGGACCCTTCAAAGAATTACAACAGGAGCTCAGGGACCACAGGGAGAAGTAGGCCCACAAGGCCCTGCAGGCCCCGTAGGACCTCAAGGAACATCTATTAATGTTAAAGCATCAGTAGCAACCGTACCCCTTCTGCCTTCAACTGGAAACAGCGCAAATGATGCAAGAATTGTACAGTCCGATGGAGACCTTTATATTTGGGGTGGTACATCTTGGACATCCGCTGGCCAGATAGTTGGCCCAGAAGGCCCACAAGGTATTCAAGGTCCTAAAGGAGATACTGGAGATACTGGTGCAACTGGAGCTTCAGGCGGAATAACCTTAGCCGTTACAAACTCAGGGTCTGGTTCATATACAATTAATGGTTCTGCTAATCCAACTTTATCTTTTATTCGGGGGCATAGATATGTAATTAATGTTAATGCTGTCGGACACCCGTTTTGGATTCAAACAGTTTCAGGTGCATATAGCGCAGGAAATGTTTATTCTACTGGAGTAACATTATCTTCAGGAACACGTGATAATGGAACAATTATATTTGAAGTTCCTTTTAATGCCCCTCAACTTTATTATGCTTGCGAATACCACTCATCGATGGCTGGATCTATTACAGTTTCTGATCTGGGGCCTCAAGGAATTCAAGGTATTCAGGGTATTCAAGGTATTCAAGGTCCCAAAGGAGACACAGGGGACACAGGTGCTACTGGATCACAAGGGGCTCAAGGAATACAAGGTATTCAAGGTGTTAAGGGCGACACAGGAGCACAGGGTCCAGTAGGCACCCCATCGGCGGGATCAATTACTAATGCTATGCTTGCAAACTCATCAATATCAATTAACAACGCACCAGTAGCATTAGGTGCAAATATAAACCTTGCAACTACAGCATATTCAAACGGAACAAATACTGCAAACTCAAATAAAATATTCTATAACACATCTGGAACGCCACCAACTGGCACTGCAGCTGGCGATTTATATATTTTCTACTAGGATAACATATGACTATAAAAGCATATGATGGCACAAATTGGTACAATCAAAAATCATTAAAACTTTACAATGGGGCACAGTGGCTTACCGCAAAACAAGCATGGATTTTTAATGGGGCAAACTGGGCAATAAATTATCCAGAGTTTCCAGTAAATACTGCGGGTCCATCAATTAGTGCTTTAAGTGGAATAGCAGGAAGAATTGGTTGCGTCTATATTGCATCAGTAGGATCATGGAATGCAAATGATGCCTATAACCCAACATCTTATTCTTATCAGTGGCAAAGAGCTGGATCCGATATACCTGGTGAAACAAATAATACATATACAACAGGCATTAACGATGTAGAAAAAATAATAAGTTGCAGAGTAACGGCAACTAATCTTAGAGGTAGCACCCCTTCCGTAGCAACTACAGGGCTTCAAATGCTTACGCAAGTTACATCTATTAACGTTTCTGATTATACATCAACACCTAATAAGCCAAGCTCAGTTTCAATTAGCAACACAGGGCTCTCATATACTGGAAGCTTTACTACGCTTGACAATATATCTACTTATTATGAAGCGCTTGGCGGAGGAACTGCAGGAACACCTTCAGTAAATTCTGGTGCAAAGACTTTTTCTGGAACAGGAACAGCAGGTAACGCAAGCGTTTCAATTAGAGGGGTTAATACAAACAAGCAAATCTATGTATCCTGGGGTGCCGCTGTAGGAGCTATTTCATATGACATATATGTAAATGGAAATTATCATACAAATGTTTCACCAGGCACACAGAATAATTATATATTTAATTCTCCAGATGAAAATGCAAGAACTTTTACTGTATACCCAAGATCAACAAATATTCAAGGATACGGTATTCAATATGGAACTCCTGTTGCCGCAACAACAAAATATTCTGCTTATGAACCAAGTGCTACAATATCATTAGCAAATCCAGTTCCTGTAAATACTTCTGCTCCCACACTTTCTCCAACTGGAGGATATACAGTGGGGCAGACATTAACATACGGAGTTGGATCATGGAGCAATAGCCCAACGTCATATGATTTGCGTCTATATAGAGGAACAGCAAATGTAAATACAGGTGAAACATTTGTAGCATCCTCTTCGTCTGCAAGTGCAACTTATACTATTCCAGCATCTGACTATGACGGCACTGGAAGATATTATTATAGAGCTTTTGCAACTGCTTCAAATTCAGGAGGAACATCAAATGGCGGAACCTTTACTCCTGGAACAGAAGGTGGACCACTAGCTCAACCAGTTGTGATTCCTTCAGGAGGATCTGCATACCTTTCTGGCGGAGTATCAACTGGAAGCACGTTAAGTGCTTCAACAAGTGGATGGGCAGGATCTCCTACATCGTATTTTATTAAGATTACAAGAGGAACTGCAAATGTGCAAAGTTATGAAACTACAGTGGCATCAAGTGCCAGCTCTTCAACAAGCTATACTGTAACCTCTGGAGATGCAGGTTCGTACTTTAAAGCTTTTGCAACAGCAACAAACACTGCAGGAACTAGCGGCGAAGTTGCATCAGGAGAATTAGGGCCAGCCACAAATCCAGTAGTTGCTATTCGGCCAACAATATCTGTATCAAACTCTTGGTCAAATCCAGGAGTTAATACATGGACTCTTAGCATGACTCATACTGGGGGTGGCGTACCAACTACTTTTAACTGGGGTATACAGTTTTCTAACTCAAATGGAGGAACAGTTTTGTCCTCAACAACAGGCTCTGGAAACTGGACAGCAGGATCGGGCGGAACTCAAACAGTAACAAGAAATAGCTCTCAATATAGTTACGCAAGATGGGTAAGCGTAACGGCCTCAAATGCTTCAGGAACTTCAACATCACAGGCAACGACATGGGAGTAATATGCTAAATCGAGAAGACAAGATAAGAATTTTAAATGGTAAAATTAATGAAGTATCTAATTTAATTAATTTGATCGAGCCCTACAAAGATGGAGTTTCTGAAAATAAGCCTTCTAACCAATATGTGTTAGATGGTTTAATATCTGAAAAAAATACGTACAGTCAGCTACTGGCTGAATTATAAAAAGGAGAATAAAATGGCAACATATACAAAGTTAACAAATGATGAAAAAGCAGCAATTGTTGATGCAGAAATAAGAAACCTTGAGTACCAGATGTATGCATTAGAAGTTCAGTTAATTGCAGAAAATGCAAAAACAGAACCAGATGCACAAAGATCTAGCGCTCTAAATGCACTCATTGCTGAAAAGCAAACACAAATAGCAGCACTTTAATTAAAAGAGGAGGATGGAATGTCATATAAAAATAGAGTCTTAAACGACTTTCCAAACTCATTTTATTTATTAGATGAAGTTCAGTCAGGCGCTACCGACACATATACTGAGCTTTTATCTCAGTATGCAACATACCAAGCCTTAAAAGATAGCGGCATCACATATGGACAAATAAGCGGTCTAGATATATATGACTACTCTGGTAGTTTAAATAATGGTACCGCTTCCTTTGCGTCTACAAAAGAGATAATGCCTTTAGTAACAGGATCCGTAAGAGGAACTGAGCTTTTGACATCAACAGTAATTAATTATAGCCCTAAAGGAATTGCAACAAAATACTATAAAGATAATTCTTTTTCTATAGAGGCATGGTGTGCACTTCCAGGTTATAGCACAAGCACAACAATAGTTGGAGATGTCACTAATAACATTGGAATATTTTATCAGAATGGTAATATTATATTTAAAGTCGGGGCTAATCAAGTTCAGGCTACAGTATCAAATTCTGAAGTAGTATATATAGTTGCCATATTTCAAAGCAATATTTTGTCGCTATATATAAACGGATTAATTGCTGATGCATTAGAAATAGACTCATATAAGTTTTCTAATGAGCTAGTTGCTTTTCAAAGTGGACCAGCATCTGGAAGAGTTGTAGTAGACTGTGTTGCATTTTATAGATATGCACTATCTGGCACTCAGATATTAAATCATTACTCTGAGGGAACTCAAGAAGTAAATATATCTCAAATTGTGGCAGCAGATAACGGATACCTATTCAGCATGAACACGGAATCAATTAGGCCTAAATTTATATATTCATACCCAACATCAAAGACATGGTCTGAGGTGGCAACGGGAGGAATCTCAATATCTGATGACAATTCATTTATCTATATACCAGAAACAGAAACTTCAGCAACGGCATCATTTACATTTACTGACTACTTCATTGTCCCAAGCTATTTAAATATCGATACATCCCAGATCCACTGGAGCAATGATGTAACTGGAATTCTTGTAGAGGCCAGCATCGATAATATTACTTGGCGGACATGCAAGAATGGAAGTCCTCTTCCTTATATCAACAAGAACGATAATCAATTTTCAGAGATAGTTTATTTAAGGATAACTTTATCCTCTGCAGATACCAGCAAATACTTGCCTATCCTAAGATCCTTAGAAATAGCTTTCTATACTGGAAAGAACTTTTATAGTGACAACTCAGGATATTATGTATCCTCTGCATACGACTACTCTTTACCCAAGGTAAATAGCAAGACTTTATCCTACAATAAATACAATGGCCTTACTATGTATGACGGACATGGATTCTCATTAAATTCAGTTCCCGCCGTTTCTTGCGTAGAACTTATATTCACCCCACAGTATAATCAGAATGTCCTATTCTCAGGAGCTTCCAAGAAGTATGAATGGGATAATGCAGGGCTAATAACAAAGACAGGCATCTCCTCAATTTATGTCAATGGCATAGATAGGACGGCGGAAACAAATGTATGGAACTTCTTAGTAGTAGACACCCCACACCATATTGTAATAAATCTAACATCAACAGACACCAACATAAAATTTAATCAAAATCAGAATGACTCCAAGTCTGGGCTGGGCCATATGTATAACAATGTAGCCGTATATGAGAGCACCTTGTCCGTAAATCGGATATTAAACCATTACCTGCTATATACTGGGAATACAATTAATCAAATAAATGACACATCCTTTTCTATAGTAGAGTCATCTTTGGGTGACGATTCGACCCCATTCTTTATAACCGTGGTAGAGCCAGAGTCAGTTACCATATAATTTTGTCCATCTGATGTACAAACTCTAGACTTTAGCACGAAATAATGGTATGATTTATGTCTATGGATATGAGCAAAGCTAGATATAACATTAATGAAGAAGAATCGATTCTGGGCATATATGTCTGGGAAATGCCAGATGGCAGATGGATTGGAGACGATGATGGGAACTTTCTTTCGATCACGTCCAAAAAAGGTAATAGATCCAACATCGATGCTTTGGCTAGAGAAGTTCGCTCGTTCGGCGTATACGAAGGCGGGCCTAAATTTCTTTCCGCTAGAAGGAAGATTGACGATGAAGAGTTCCAGCATCAAAAGCAAAGACTCGACTGGGGATTAGTTCCAGATCCATACGATATAGGAAACTATAAAGACGAAATGAAGAAACTAGGTGGTTTAAGATGACAGTAGAATTTCTTGGTGAAGATAACTCAGAAAACATTATCGACATATCAAATACAGCAGATTGGTTTTCTTTTAAAAAAGACGACAAGAATAATGATCCATTTGCAGTAGGCCTAGAAGACCTAAAGAAGTTTAGAGGCTTAGGCTCATCATTTAAGCGCAGAATTAATAGAGAATTCTCAAAGTCTTTTACTGGCATAGATGAAACAGGAACACAACAAAATCTACTTGCACAAGCCATAACTGGTTATGCAATGTTCGATCTTATTGAGCCTCCATACAATCAAGAATACCTTTCAAAGATATATGAAATTTCAACATATAACTATGCAGCAATTAATGCAAAGGTTGCCAACATTGTTGGCCTAGGATATGACTTTGTTGAGACAAAGAAAACAAACGATGCCTTTGACTCTATTACAGATGATAAGCAATTAGAAAGAGCCCGTAGAAAGTTAAACAAGCTACGCCAAGATGTACACGCTTGGCTAGATACAACCAACGATGAAGATACATTTACCCAGACCCTGATTAAGGTTTATACAGACCTAGAAGCAACAGGAAATGGCTATATTGAAATAGGAAGAACAACAGGCGGAGACATAGGGTATATCGGTCATATCCCAGCAAAGACAATGCGTGTTCGTAGACTAAGAGATGGCTTTGTTCAACTACTATACGGCAAGGCAGTATACTTTAGTAATTTCGGAGACAATGAAGTAGAGAACCCAATCGCTGGTCAAGAAGATCGCCCAAATGAAATTATTCATTTAAAGAAATATACACCAATGAACAACTACTACGGTATTCCAGATATTATTGCAGCACAGGTAGCCCTTGCTGGAAATTAATTATCTGGCCGTTATAACCTAGACTACTTTGAAAACAAGGCGGTCCCAAGATATATTATTACAGTAAAGGGAGCAAAGCTTTCTCCAGAGTCAGAGCGCAAATTGCTAGAGTTTTTCCAAGTTGGATTAAAGGGAAAGAATCATAGATCCCTATACGTCCCACTTCCAGCAGACAGCCCAGACTCAAAAGTTGAATTTAAAATGGAGCCTATTGAAGCAGGAAATCAGGAAGGCTCATTTGAGAAATATCGTAAATCAAATAGAGATGAAATCCTGCTGGCCCACCGTGTCCCAATTAATAAAATAGGAACACCAGAAGGGGTTAATTTAGCAGTAGCCCGAGATGCTGATAAGACATTTAAAGAGCAGGTTTGCCGACCAGCTCAAATGATATTAGAGAAAAAAATCAATGCAATATTTGATGAAAAGACAGATGCCTTGACTTTAAAGTTTAATGAATTAACTTTAACCGATGAAGACACTCAATCTCAAATAGATGAAAGATATTTAAGAATGCAGGTAATTACTCCCAACGAAGTTAGAATTAGAAAGGGCATGATTCCTGTAGATGGCGGAGATGAAATGGTTGATTTAAAGCCACAGCAAGCCGCTGACCAAAGGGCAACCGCTGGGAAAACCAGGGCCCGAGATTCTGAAAGGTCTGCAGGCTCTTCCGATA